ACGCGAGAAGCTAAAGCTAAAGCCGGGAAAGGCGAAGTTGATTCAGCTGCTGTCATAGCAAACATCCTTCAAGATGTTCGTAAGGTTGAGAATGCTCGTGAAAAAGCGCTCATGAAAGAGTTAGGTTATGGAGATCAATACATCGAAGATGCCGAAATAGTTGATGGAGAGATAGAAGAAAACGAGTCTGAATAATGGTTGATGCTGGACATATCGCAAGCCATATCAGTCGAACATTTAACTCCGAAGGCGTTGGGCCGGGTAGTCGTGTTGCGGATGTAGAAAACAAGCTAACTAATACGTTGCGTGGTTATGGTATTTCTGGATTTTCCGAGGCATTAGGCATTGAGAATGATCCTTTTCAATTGCAATTCTCTGATCTTCCCTATTCTGAAAGAATGGATCTTTCCAGAGCGCGAGGTTTGGCTTTTGGGCTTCCTGATGTAGAAGGCTCTTCTATGATGGGTGGATTTAAAAGGCTGCAGGGGCAAAGTGGTGAATTTGGAGTATTTGAGATTCCTAGGGCTACTGTTTTAGCTGAAAGAAATGTTGATGTCATGGCTGGTTATATGAATGCCAGTATGGCGAGTATCCAAATTGAACCTGCAGACATTAAGAGACAACTCAATGAGGTAATGACTCTGCCCGCTAGTGGATATCGTAGTGATTTCTTAAGGGCTCAGTCTCAGAATGTTGTAGACATTATGGAAGGTAATTTGGATTTATCCAAATCTAAGGTTCTTTATTTCGACACCGAGACTTCTGGAGTCACTCAACACGCAAGACCGTGGCAGATTGCTGCTGAGCTAGAAGGTCCTGATGGTTCTGTTCAAACAATGAACAGTCACCTGAGGGGTATGATGGATGGGCTCTGGGGTGGTCGTAGATTTGAAGATTTCATGGACACTAAAACAAAAGGAGGGATGAACTGGACTGACGATGTTACAGGTCAACTCAAGGAATTTCTTCGTTTGGCTGATCAGGCTGATTACGTTTCTGCGCACAATGCACCATTCGATTTCCGGCAAATAACTAAAGTAATTGATGATGTTTACGATACCGGCGATGAGGAATTGGTTAGACTTGCCGAAAGTTTTAAGAGAAAAATGGGAGATCCTTCAAGAATTATAGACACCAGAGCTATCGGTTCTTTGTTGTCAGAAGGATTAGATGCGACCGATGGTAAACGTACATCTATCCAGAACTTGCTTTTGAATACTAGTGCTGTAGATGATATGAATACTCAGTTTGGTGTTGATTTAAACGAAAGGCTTTCAAGTAGCGCTGGCCTTCACGACGCCTTAGAGGACACCCATGTTCAGCGGCTTCTTAGCAAACTTCAAGTAAAAGCCTTACAGGGTGAAGATGTGTTGCGGCCACAAAATTTGCCTGACGGCACTTTGCGTAGAGCTGTATTAGAAGCAAAGGCATTAGTCCCAAATATTCCTCAACCGGGGGAGTCTCTATCTCCATTAGTTAATATGATGAGAGACCAGCGTAAATTTGGTGACGTTACAGTTGAAGAAACGACTGTTAGTCGACTGTTCCAGCAGGTGGGAACATATAAGCGTTGGATGGGACGTTTTATGGAGGGTGGTTCTCTTTCTCCTAGTCAAATGTTATTCGATACTGGTTTTGATGCCGTTCAAGAGAGTGCGATTGCTAACAACCTGCCGTTTGCAGGTTTGAGCGGTCCTGAGCGGATGTTGTCGACTTTATTGGGTGAAAACACGCCACATTGGCAGACTAGTAGAGACGCTAGTGGTGCTGGGTTGCGCAACGTTGTGGGAGAATTGACCGGCTCTCCGATGTTCAGGTACGGAAATCAACAAACTCGTTTATATAGCAACAACAGAAATCTAGCACTTTCTAACAAGGCTTTAGAAGATCCGACTATTGCTAAAATGTTGGGAATCGCGACTGAGGGTCCACAAAGTGCTCAAGATTTGACTACAGGAAAAATAAGCTTCTTCTCATATGTGCAAGAAGGTACTGGTACATTGAGAAAAGATGCTGCCCTGATTGTTAACCCATTCTCAGCAATGGACGATAAAACCTATAATAATTCTTTGTCTGAGATTATTAGCGCTCTTTCGAAGGACCCCAATACTCCACGAGAAGTGATTAGTGAATTAAAACGTAATCCTGAATTGCTTCGTAAGCAAGGTATTCAATTAGGCATTCTCGGAACCGGAGAAACAAGTGAGGCGATACACAGTTTAGCAGAACGTCTTAATATGACGGTAGACAGCAAGAGTGAGCATGTCGCAAACGTTGTCTTAGACCGAGTCGTGGACGTTAATGGAACTCGGTCTATTTCAACTTCTCCTGTTATGATTGGACAGGCGAATGAACAAGTCGCTGGAGAGGTCGCCGGTGTTGGTAGAGATACTGTTTTTGAAAACTTAAAGCAATCGAGAATGTTGAACGCTTTAGTTGCAGAGAATGAGGGTGACTCTCTTTTAACTAACGCTTTACATAATGCATCTAAGAATGGTAATTATAAGTTTAACATGAAAGCCTACGAGGCTTTAAGTGCTGTTAGGGATTATAAGTTTAAGGGCAGAGCTACAATAGCAGCTATAGGTGCTAGTGCGGCTTACTATATGTTTAGACAAGGTCAGAAAAATTCACAATATAATGAATCTATGGAATTTGGCGGATCTGAAGATCCTGGTTTCTATGAACGCTACAAAGAAGACATGGGAGAACCAAGACCTCCAATGGACTATCAAGCTAGACATATGGAGGCTCTTGAAATGGCAGGCACAGTTCAGGGGTTGAATCAGAACCGAATTGGACACTACTCGATGGGGCCTGATAAAAATTCTCATTTATTTCAGTAAAACAAGGAGTTAAGAGATGGCAATTGCTCGTTTAATGGCAGGTGCTGGTAAAAAAATTGCCCTTGGAGGCGTTATGGGCGCTGGATTCGTTAACGGTTTTCGAGGCAACGATGTTGGACCACGTGCTCAAGAGGCATTACTTGGTGACAGAGAAGCAATCCGAGCGGGTGTGATATCCGCAACATCTGGAGCGATAAATCCGAGTGATAACTTATACGGGCGCAATGATTATTATTATGGACAAAATGTTAGCACCTCAAGTGGAAGAACAATGCCAGTACACGGTGACCAGGTATTTGGCATGTGGAACGCCAGGAGGGGCTAATTAGATGGTAAGGTTTAATACAGATGATGTTGCTGAAGGCATTGCCAATGACATGATGCATGCCGCAGGCGGCGAAAGACCCACACAAGGAATTGTCGCCGATGCATTTGATATGTATCCTGGCATTGCTGCTGCTGGGGCAATGAAAACGTTTCGTGGTTCACGTACCATTGTTGGTGGTGGTTGGGACGAAGGTCTTAAGCGTACCAGTCAGGGGGTATATAAGGGAGCTGCAGCTAACCTATATACTCGTCCGAGAAAAGTTAGCAGATTTGCTTCCCAGAAGTATTTTCACACACCAGCCTTAGCTGGTGCTACTGTTGGACAGGCAGCTGAAGCGCAAGCACTAAAATATACACCTTTTTATGGAGCTTCAGCACCAAATGCTATTGGTCGAGCAATGTTGGGTAAAAGCACAAAACCTATGATGAATAAGTTATTTGAGAATAGGTCACTTGGTAACTATGCAATAAAAAAGGGTTTAGTCAACGAAACTAATGGCGAGATTATGTCAAAAGGTTTTTTGAGCCGTGTGTCAGTTTCTGCCAAGCTGGGCAACGCTTCTACAGCTGGAACTGGGTCTGCTCGCAATTTTTTGTATAGCTCTATTATGGATTCAGATTTAAGTGATCAGGCTAAATCGGTTGCTAGGGTGAATTCTTACATTATGACTCCTAAAGAGGTAGGTCAGTCTGTCATGGCTTCGGGGAGTGGAGCTATGAGTAGTAGATTCGGCGGATTTATGGCTTCTTTGGATGATGGCGGTGTTGCGAATCAGCGTCTAGCATCCACTATGGGCAGTCATGGTAGGCAGGGTTATGAAACCGGTATTCGATGGGCGAAAGAAACTGGAGCCATGAACACAAAAGGTACCGTGACTATGCGTTCAGCTACAAGTAAAGCAATGGGCCAGGCAAAAATAGGACAATGGGGTAAAGCAGGTAAGGCTGCTAAGCTTGCCGGTGGTGCCGGATTCAAAACTGGTGCGCGCGTTGTTCCTGGGCTTGGTATAGCACTTTTGGCTTATGATGCTACTAAATTTACTGGTAAAACCATTGCAAGAGCTGCTAACACATATGTAGATGGTATGGTGTCCTATATGGGGGGAACACGAACTGGTATAATGAATCAAGGTCTTAAAGATAATGATCTAGCTCGCACATCTCGATCACGTGGTGTTGCTGCTATTCAAAACAGTCGATTAAATGCTAGGAGCATCTTAGGCTCCGAGGGTGCTAGCATGGCTGCATATTTCAATTAATATTTGGTGAATTAACTTGTCTACAAAATATATAAAAGAATTTAGAGATAAACTTAAGGAGCTTCCAAGAGAGAGGCTTCTTGAGCTTATTGAAGAACAAAATCCGGAATTTATACCTCAGATTAAACGTATCGAATGGGTTTTTGCGAACAAGTTAGGCCATATTAACTGGGGTGATGGTACACCGGTTAAGGGTCGACCCGTTACCAACGAAGAGCTGGCCACCCTTGTTGATCCGCCTTTCCAAACCAGTAAAGATCTTTTCAATCTTGGTCTGACGGTCGAGCAACAAGGGGATATTCATATTGCTTCAGATATCGTATTATGGGCAAGAGAATATTTAAAAGTTAAACCACGTGTGTACCAGATCCTTATGTTGCGTTCTCCTTCGCTAAGAAGGGTTTACCGCATGGGGCGTCGAAGCGGAAAAACATTTTGTATTGCTATCACACTATTGCATTATGCATATACAACTAAAAATGGTCGTTGCCTTGTTATGGCACCGATGAAATCTCAGGTTGCACTAATCTACGAAGAGGTAATGAAATTAGCTAAACAAGGAAAGGTTAATCAGTCGATTACACGGGCGATTATGAGCCCGCAACATGAAGTACATATGTCCACAGGGTCTACAATCAGGTTTTTCACAACCGGTATGAAAAGTGGAGGAAGGAGTGACGTTGCCCGTGGACAGGAGGCTCATATGATCGTTTTAGATGAGATGGACTATATGGGCGTAGATGACCTGGATGCGCTCTACGCAATGTTACAGAAGACCGATGAGGACCAGCCAGATAAGCTTATGATCGGTGCTTCAACACCAACGGGTCGTAGAGAACGATTCTATCAATGGGCTATGGGGCTTTCTCCTGATGGTACTAAGATGCCTGAATCAATTAGGTTTAAAGAATTCTGGTTCCCGTCATTTGTCTCTCCTTTGTGGGATTCTCAAACTGAGCTAGAAATGCGTAACCAGTACAGTGAGACAGCATTTCGTCATGAGATTGAAGCAGACTGGGGAGAGGATTCAGAAGGGGTTTATCCACGCAAGTATACTGATAGGTCTTTTATATCGCCTTCATGGAAGTATGTGGATCATCGCACTTCGGAACATTCTGAATATTTTATTGGGGTAGACTGGGATAAATATGAAGCTGGTCCTAACATATGTGTTTTAGAGGCTTGTGGAGATAGCCATGAAGATCCTAAAGTTGCAGGAAAATTAAGAGTCGCATACCGGCAAGAAATTGACCGTGGAGACTATGTTCTTTCAGAGGCGGTTGAGAGAGTCATTGATCTGAATGAGCGATTTGACCCCAAAAGTATATATATTGATAAAGGGTTTGGCGAAGTCCAGCACGAGATGTTAATGAAGCATGGTGTAGATAACCCTAGAACTGGATTAAGGGATAAAGTTAAATCTATTGCCTTTGGTGGTTCGATTGAGATCAGAGACCCATCCACTAAACAGAGAGTAAAGAAAGACACAAAGCCTTATATGGTAGAAAATCTTCGTTATATGTTTGAGCGTGATATGATTTTCTTTCCCGAATCAGATGAACAACTGTATATGCAGATTATCTCATATGTGGTCACAAGAACTTCTGCACTTGGTAAGCCTGTATTTGGTTCGTCAGGTTCGCAGGTTGACCATGCTCATGATGCTCTAGTCCTCTCGTGCTTGGCCTACACAGAGTCTCACGGCGAATTCAACGAGATGAAGATTGCCAGGCATGCCAGATCTGTGTCGAACTCTTTCTTTATGCCAGTCATTCCAGCAGCAAGCGATGAACAGGACAATTCTAAAGACAGTGATAAACTTGTAAGAGGTGTTCATCGTTCTGATTCTGATGACGAATCAGATAGACATGCTCGTTCGCGCAGTAATGTTGGAATACGTAAGGCCACCTACAACCGAACAATTAAGCGAAGGTCAATATGAGTGCTGGAGATTATAAACCAGATATAGGCGGTAATACTCCTAGATCTATATATGCGGCTGATACTGTCAAGGTTGATACTTTTGCTGATCTAGATCGTCTGCGGGAACTCTTAGAGGTTTTATTCTATCAGCTAGAATTATCAAAGCGTGATTTAGAGGTTGATCTTGAAAATTATGCTTTACTTATAGATCTTGATTCTGATCAAAGATTGTTGGCGGCTCATCAGTTAGAATGGCCGACATCGGACCTGGGAAGTCCTCCAAATTTTATAACTTACCCTTACTATAAAGTATTGAAGCTGAGATCAACTACTACAGCTGGATACATTTGCAAGCGATATGAGGAGGGTGTTCGTGACGTAACTGGAACACCTTCTCTCGATCTTTTGATTCTAGTCGAGACTATGTATAATGAATCTAGTTTAATACAGGAGTTTGCCGATGTTTCTATCCGAAGAGTAGATGACAGTTCCGAATTCAGAATCCTGGAATCATTCCAAGCATGGGTCCAATCCAGCCTTGCATATGCGGGGCAAATTCGAGAGATCTTACGCACCAAAGATGAAAAAGAACTATCACAACGCGAGATCAACAATACAACCCCCCAGCAAGCAAAACAGAGTCAAGCCGTTTCTAAGATACAATTAAATTCGCACAATAATCGTTTAGTCAAGACAATAGAACAACTTAATATAAATTTTTCTGAATTTGCTCCGGTTTTTTATCATAAACATCTGAAGCCTGCGCTTGATTATCGTCTTTCAGTTTCGCGGAAAGTTTACCCATCTTCTTCGCCCATGACTCAAGAAGTGTTGTCTGCTTCTCGTGTTTTGGACGATACTGTTCGTTCAGCCATCACTGATCAACATCGACGTAAAGAGTTATTTGATACTAAAGTTCTTTCGGTTCTGAGTGATGTAAGATCCCGAGAATTGAAAAGAAAAAAGATTGTAGAACTATCTAACATAGGTAAAGCAATAGCAGTGGCGGGACCCCGGATAATGGTTCCACCTGATTCAGCTAAAGAACTGTCTTCGTATTTCTATGCACAATCAGACTTGATTGAATCTAACCCTCCACAAAATCAAGATCCACTTGGTTCTGGCCATGCTAAATTAACTGGTTTATTTTCAGATGATCATCCTCAATATCTATTGCGGTCGGGTGGTCATCTTAATGGTGATATTACCTTAACACAGGGCATACTGGTAGACGGTGTGGACATAGACCAGCATGCACATACAGGTGATGACGGTTCTATTAAAATAGGTAAAGAATCTATATCTGATTATTCTCTAGTTGATCGAATGATAGATACAGAAGATAAACCATCAGAGCCAACTGACTTACAGTTGATTGATTTCTACACAGATAGCAACAGTACTGACGTGAGTGCCAATGTTAAGTACACACAGATAGATGGAGTTTTCTACGAGATTCAAATTGCTAAAATAGAACAGGATATTTAATGGATTGGTGGAATGATGATTACGTTTACAGAAGAAGTTTTCTTCTGAATTCAAATGACTCTGATGTTCCAGCTATGCATCCGGTGACCGTTCTTTTGCCCGAGTCAGTATGGGCGAATAATAAGGTTATACAAGGAAATCTGGAAGACCTTGAAGTTGTATATTCAGTAGAGTTAGATAATAGTGCTATTTTCAGAAGTATCATCCATAATGATGATGGTATTTATGTAACATTTCAGTCTCAAGATACGATTTCAAAATCTTCTAATATTGATAGTTATTCAATTTACTATGGGAATCCAACACTTTCTAATCAGCCTGCACGTGCAGAGATAATTTATAATCCATCTTTAGATAGAGACATTTCTGGTTCCTATTTACCAAATATTCCAACTTGGTCCAGATGGCCTCTCGCAATACCTGGGTCCAGTTCTAAGATTGGTTACACGAGACCTGGAGAACATTGGATTAATGGAGAATCGTCCACAACTAATGCTAGGGCTACATTTAACTTTCACGGCGACAGAGTCCGATTAATGAGTCGAGTGGGACCTGATGGTGGGATTGGTCGGGTGAAGCTTAATGGCGGAGAATGGACAGAGATAGATCTATTTGAAGAAACGAATTCAGTGCGATCAGTTGTTTCTTATCTTGATATTGATGATATTGATATAGAGAACGAAATAACAGTTGAAGTTGTTGGGGCTTCTCGTTATGGGTCTGGATCACATAAAATTAATATAGATAGTTTTCAATATGCAAACTCGATTGAAGTAGTTACTCCCAGTGAAGAAATAAAAGAGTTACAATGGCAATCCTATATAGGGGGTGTATAAAATATGGATAGGAATATTCAACTTCCGAATCTCACTCCCAATTCTCGTTATGTTGTCAGATTTCGTAGTATTTCTGGATTAGGTGTTAAGTCTGACTGGTCAGAAGCTTTGGAGTTTGATACTCCAGATATGAATCTATGGGTATATCCAGCCACTTTAGAAACAGGTTGGACTATCCATTCTCCTGTAGGTTTTCGTTATGCTCGAATAGGTTCATCAGCATCAATTCAGGGCCGAGTAGCAGGATCTGCTTGGGGTAATCCAATAATTACCCTCCCTTTATATATGCGACCAAATCAAGATATTGCTGTTGCTGCTCCATCTTCTACAGGTTTTATATATGTTTTAACGATTAATAGCTCAGGTATGGTAACTCTAAATAATGAACTAGGTGAGGTTACTGTTCCAGATTGGATTTCAGTAGATTGCGCTTTCTTAATTGGTTAGATATACTTGATTCTTCAAATTAATCAACTATGAAAGGTTTAAAAATGGTAGAGGAGCAAGCATCTGAAAAAGCTTTTATACATGTTGAGATTGACGAAGACAGTGTCACGTACGACACAAATCTTTCAGCTACTGATGTTGTCTTCTGGGTCGAAGCGATGAAGAGTATGGTTATCACGGAAACCTTACAAGGTAGATAGTTTTATATCTTGACTATTACTATATACAGCAAGGTCAGATTTCCCCGCTATAGAAGATAGGTTTATATGGCTTTAGCTGATATTGCACCTTTTTTGAGGTCGCCTACGATTACAAATGCAACTACTGGATCTTCTGTTGCTGATATAACTGATTCTAAAACTTTTGCTAGACTGTTTAAGACAGTCAGTCTTGCACTCGGTTTTGATGGTATGCCATATGGTCGGAGAACCACTTTTGAGGAATCTCCTTATGATCTGCAGCAGATTATTAATGCTATTGATACTGATTCTTTTGTTAAGCAGGGATTTGCTAAATACCAGGAACTTTTCTGGAAAGAGGGTTGGGATCTAGTCGGAGAAAATGATATAGCAGTAGACTATTTGCGTGAGCGAATAGACTATATGGAAATCGCGATGAATAGAAGTATTAATGATTTATTATTTGATCTTACTGATCAGTTAATCAAGTTTGGGAACGTATTCATTGGAAAGTCACGGGGAGATCTTGAACCCTTTTTCCCAGGACGTTTAAATCCGGCTAACGATAAAAAGCCTATAGTAGGATATTACATAGTTCCGGCAGAAACAATGGAAATTCGGCGAGATAAACATAATCGGCCGTTAAGATACAGACAACGTGTAGATGAGCGTCTACTCGGATTTGAAAAAACCGGAGGACCCTCATGGAGCCCCGAAGAGATGATACATCTTTCGGTTGACAAAAAGCCCGGAAGAGCATTTGGTACTCCATTTATCATTTCTGCAATTGATGATATTATCGCTTTGCGCCAGATGGAAGAAGATATTCAGAACCTTGTTCACAAAGAGCTTTTCCCGTTGTATAAATATAAAGTTGGAACAGAAGAGTATCCTGCAGAACCAGAGGAAGTGGACGCTGCAGCAAGTGAACTAGCAAACCTGAGAACTGATGGTGGACTTGTTCTTCCACACCGTCATGATGTAGAAGTAATTGGAGCGCAGAATAATTCGCTAGATGCCTCGAATTATCTTCGTCATTTCCTCATTCGTGTTTGTTCAGGTTTAGGTTTGTCTCCACATCACTTAGGCATTATGGAAGAGTCCGGCAATAGGTCTGTTACTGATCGTCTAGACATTGCTTTGTATGATAGGATCAAAAGATATCAACGATATGTTGCTGATATGATTAGAATACGTGTTTTCACTGAGTTACTTAGTGAGGGTGGATTTGATCCAATTGCTCACCCATTAAATAAGGGTGAGTCAGATCGTTGTGAGTTCAAATTTCGTGAGATTGATGTTGATACACAGGCCAAGAAAGAAAATCAGGTTATACAGAAGTGGTCTAATAACGTAATTACATTCGCCGAAATTCGTCTTGAGTTAGGTTATGATTTAGATGTTGACGAGAATGAGTTGCAGCAGGCATTAATGACACGACTTACACCCGACCCCTCACAAGGTCAGGGTGGTGAAACATCCAAGCCGGATGCACAAAAACCATCATCTGGTGGGCGGCCAAATGCAAAAAATACAACTAAGTCCACCGGCAACAGAAGTCAACCATCTAATCAATACGGTAGACGTTCCAGTCCTAACATAAGACACAATGATGAGTGGTTAAGCTCTGTAGTTGAACTAATAGATGAAGATGATACAATAGAAAATGTAGACACCCTTTAATCACGATAAGGAAGGACAAAATGCCCGTACTGAGTGGAAACCCGCTTAACTTATCCGAAGACGTTGAAACTGCTTTTACGCAGGCAGTAAGAAATAATCAAGTAAGCATGGCTATGTATTATGCTGCTGAAAAGTTTGACAGATTGAATACTCGTATTCAAGAATTGGAAGAGAAGCTTGAGAATATGGAGTCTGACAATAACCCGGTAGAATCGAAAACTCCTCCCGTCAAGAAAGCTGCCGCTAAAAAATCAACTGCTAAGAAAGCAGAAGACAAAAAAGAAAATGAAGACTCTGAATAGTCCTTCATATATCGTAGAGCTTGATTCTGATGAATTATATATCATTGGTCAGGCTCTACATTTGTCAATAACAGGAACGGAATCAAGTTATTCTGCCGAAAAAGCATTGAAATCATTAGTTAATCAGACAAAGTGCATTTTTCAGGAACCTTCACAACATTGTGTATTTCCCATCGGTCTTATGGCACCTGTAACCGCTGTTTATAGTGAAAAAATAATGTATATTCCTTATCATAAAAAAGAAAATTTCTTATAAAATTGTGTTTAAACAAGTATAAGCACTACTATCATCGGTGAACGCCCATGTTTTGCGGGCAGTTTTGGATTAAATCAAATGGAGATTTAACGTGGCTTTTGAATTCGTAGAAGATATTTTGGTTGAACTACCTGATGTAGACGACCAGGTATCTGCTTTTTCTGAGCATGAATATAAAGAAGAGCACGGTTTAATTGTTGAAGTAGTCGCCATTCATGAGGGGATGACGAGAAATTATAACTTCTATCCTTCAAAGGCTCTATCCGAATCTTTGGCTTCATGGGTTACTCCATATCCTAAACCTATTATTATTAACCATGATTTAAAGTCTGAGCCAATCGGACGAATTATGGCAGCGAAGATGGAAGAAGAGATAGAAGGAACATCTTACGTTAAGCTCCAAATGGCAGTAACCGATCCAGAAGCAATTCGTAAAGTTCTAGACGAGCGTTACATGACCGGATCTGTTGGAGGAAGCGCAGAACAGGCAAATTGTAGCGTATGCAACGTTGATTGGTCTGAAGCTTCTATGACCAACATCCCATGTAAGCACCGCCGAGGTAAAGTTTATAAAGGCAAAATGTGCTACATGGAGATGAACGGCATTAGTTTTAAAGAGTATTCTTTTGTTAATGCACCAGCTGATGAGAAATCCAGAGTTAGCGGCATCTCAAGTTCTTCTAAAGAAGATCAAGAAGATGGCTGGGTTCGTGCGGCAAGAGTGTTTTCCCTTGATATGGGTAAAGAATCAATTATTGAATTTTGTGAATCCCAAGAAGATCATAATGTTCTAGATGGCCTTAAAAAGAAAGAGGCCGCTCCCATTTACATGAACCTCAAGGGAGCATTCCTTTCAGCAATGGCTGTTGCCGAATCTGAAAAGGAAGAGATTTTCGATGAAACAAACAAGGAGTCAGATGTGAGCGACGAGCTTATCAAGGAAGAAGAAGACATCCTTGATGTCACCGATACCCTTTCTTCGGATCTAAATCAGACTGAGGTCGAAGAGACTGAAGAGGTTGAGGAAGAGTCTAATGCAGAAGCTGAAGCAACTGTAGAAGAGACTTCTGTTGATGAAGATGTCGAAGAGGCAGAAGAGGTTGAGGAAGAGAATTCCACCGAAGATGATGTAGTTGCAGAGGTCGAAGAGTCTTCAGATGAAGGCGAAGATACTGATGATGTAGTTGCGGAATCCGAAGAGGAAACTGTTTCTGAAACCGATCTAGAGGAAGAAGAGAACGAGGAAACTGATGAGACGGATCTCAATGAGTCGCTTGAAGAAAAAGTAGCAACTCTTGAGTCACGCGTTGAAGAGTTTGAGACTCGTGAACAGACGCTTCTAGAGGAAAATAAAAACACTAAAGAAGAGAATGGTCGACTGAAAGATGCGCTGAAGCGTAACTTGGCTGAAAGAGTCGTTGATGGCAAGATCGCAGTAGGGATCATTGAATCCGCAGACAGAGAAGATCAGGTTAAGGAACATGTAACCCGTTCTGCTTCGTCTCTTGCAGATTCGATCCGAGATCTAGCATCGATGCCAGCTGTTAATCGATCAACCGAGAGTGTATCTTCTGCACCTGTTGTAGAAGAGGAGTCAGCTGCAGTTCTCGGCGAGGAAGACGTTGTTTCTACTGATAGCGAAACTGAAAAGTTAGCAGAAAAAACTGTAGACCCTGAAGAGGGCCTTTACAAGTTAATTAACGGCGCTTTCATAACCAACTGAAAAATAACTCTCTAGAAGGAGAAAATGTAAAATGGCACTTGCAAATTTCCGTAAACTTTACGACAAGACCGGTTCTGGTCGGTTTGTAGTCTCTGAGGGTATTGCACCTTCTGAGTATCTGCTTCCCCATGAGAACCTGCCAACTCTATATTCTGATATCGAAGATGACCGTTTCGAGATTGTCATCACCAAAGGTACGCTTCTGAGCGTAGTTGTGGATGCTAATGGTGATTCTAAAATCGTTCCTGC